TGAATATGCTTTTGAGGAAAATCACCTCCTTCCCATATTTTACGTTTAACTATAAAAAATTTAACATCTATATTTTCTATAGGCACTCCAAACTGTTCACTAAAAAATAACTTATATAGTAAAATTTGAGATTGTTTAATTTCATCTTTTTTTTCTTTATCAGACCATCCTCGACTTGACGTTTTAATGTCGTATATAACGAATTGCTCTGTTGATTCATTGTATAATACGAGATCTATGAAACCGTTAAATAAAACGTTATTATGTGTTTTATTTGGCGTAATAACAATGGGTATCTCTATACCTACTAAATACCAATCTTTTTTACTAAAATATTCGTTACGTTTTTCTTTAATAAATTTTAAAATAGTTAAACCATCATCAAAAAATTCTCTCATTTCTTCAGAATTACTAAAGTGTATTTTATTATTGTTTTGATACTCTTTAGTGTAAGTTTCTCTAAAACGATCTTCAAAATACTCTTCTAAATCAATTTCATCAGCTTTAACAGTACTTTCATTGTACATTACAGATAAATAATTCTGTAGTGTTTCATGTATTGCGGTTCCAAAAACCATATTAATTGATGGACTGTATATTTTATGTCCATCTCTATATTGCAGTGCCCATTTTTTAGGACATTGCAAGTACATTGACATTTGGGAATAAGATATACTTTTTTGAAAAGCGTAGTTTATTTCAGACGGTTTGTGGTTTTGAATTTGCTCAACTATTTTAGGAAGTTTACTCATATTATTTTTTCCACATTCCATTTTGTACTATCTGAGCGATAATACCATAGTTGGTAATGTCTCTATAACTGTCCGTTGTGGATTCATCTGCTACTCGATTTTCTTTTCCTAATAGAACTAGATTCTTTAAACGATTCATTTTATCATTCATTCGAATCCAAACTGCTGTTAATGAAAGTTTCTTTTCGTCTTGAGTTTCAAGACGTGTACCCATAGAAATGTTGTCTAAACCATAGTCTAACATTTTTCCAGCAAACAATTCATATTGTTCCTTAAGAATCTTTTTATATTCTTTAGCAATTTCTGGATATTCTTCTTCCATTTGTTGGGTGACTGTTTTTTCTGCTGCCATTATTTGATTAGTTTTTTAATTTATTGAATTAGCCATATATGAAGTGGCTGCGGTGTAAGTAATTGGTGTTCTTGATGTAAACACGCTCTGTCCATTAGGAAGTGAATCACTGTTTCCTGTTGGCCATACGCCTCCTGAAACAGCTGGAATATTATTCACTCCTACTAAAAAGGGCGCATTAAAATTTCAATTTGATCTAACTGATCTTTCTTGTCTGTGGGAATTTCCATTGACGCAGCCATTAAAGCTGACGGTTGAGATTCTGCTAAGATCATTTTTGGTTCTACTAATACTTTAGATTTTAAACCATCGTCTTTAGATTGCTTTTCTGTTGGGTGCCATACAATGGCGTACTGGAATAATGTTGATTTTTTCATTTTTATTTTATTAGTTTTTTAATTTGTTTTTCGTCTGTACCTTTAGCAGTTAAAATATTTTCTAACCATTTTTTATCAGTTAAGTTAATGTATTCTTCTGCTTCTTTTAAAGAACATTCAAAATATTCCGCTACATATTGGGTTACTTCGGGTGAAGCTTTTTTTGTATTTGACTTGATATAAGTTGAATATGTGTTTTTAGATTGTGGAATCATAAAACAATACACTTCATATAACTTTTTACTATCTTGAATATTTAAACCTTGAACATAATTAACTATATCTAAGTATTTAGGATTCATAGATAAAAACCTATGTACCATATAAGGATTAAATTGTTTTCTATGCTCTTGATGGAATGTATCCCAGGGTTGTTTAGTATCAATAATTGATTTAACAAAATCAAAGATACTAAATGATTTAGATTGTTTTGTTGTATTCTTCATATTCTTCTTTAAGATCTTTAGGTAACATATCAATTAATATTTTACCTGATTTAATATCAATAAACACAGGAATCGGAATGACTGCGTCTTCTGCGGTACCTGCTAAAAATTTACTGATTTTTCTTAAAACTACTGCCTCCTGAAAAATTTGGCCTTCGTTTTCTGATTTGATTGGGGTAGACTGTTTAATGTCTACATTCATTTTCATTTGTTCTTTCATATATTTATTTTATTGTTTCTATTATTTTTGCTAAACATGCACAGATATTAATCTCTTTATCGATTCTAAATGTAGAATGATACATGTACTCTTCTAAGTAACATATAACTATACCTTCATTACCCTTGGCGTATTCACTTAATTTATCATATAAAAATCTATATAAATCATCATAATTATCCAAATCTGTATCTGCTATAATTTGTCTAATATTATTAAGAGTTTTACTTGATGGTTTTTTTAATTCTTCAATTATTTTATTAGTGTAGTCATTTGATATATCTATTGAACTATCTAATGTTAAACAATTATCAACTGTATATTTTTGGCAATTGTTAATAATTTTCCTAAAATCAGGGTAAAATTTGTTTATAAGTGTTACTAAATCAGGAATTTCATATTTAATTTCCTCTTTATCTAGAATAGTACTAATATACTGTGCTACTACTTTTTTAGTAGGAGGTGATAAATCAAATTCTTGTAATCTGCTTCTAAGTGGTTCAATTAATCGTTCTGGATAGTTACCTGTTAAAATAAAACGAGTAGTTAAACTATATGTTTCCATCATGTTTAACAAGATAACCTGTGATGCGGATAAAATATGAGTCGCTTCATCTAGTATTACTATTTTAAGCGGTGCAAATGAACCAGCTGCGGCAAACGCTCCTATTTTTTCTCGTATAATATCTATACCTCTTTCATCAGCTGCGTTTACATATAAGTAATCACAATCGATATTTTTAACTAATATTTTAGCTAATGTTGTCTTACCTGCACCGGGTTTTCCAAAAAATCCTAAATGTGGAATATCTTGTTGATTAATAAACTCTTGAAATTTTAATTTGTATTCATCTTTACAAATATATCCTTCTAGAGTATCAGGTCTCCACTTCTCGTTAAGTATTGTATGTAATTTTTTTGACATAACTTTTATTTTTATTAATAACCTCTTACTGCATCATAATCCTTCATATTCTCAGTCCATATTTCTTGTCCTGATCTAGGATCGCGTTCGTCTTTTAATTTTTGTTGATGATTAAAATAAGTAAATATACAAAGTGCTGAGTATAACCAGAAGAAAATAAAATATTTACCAAAATGTCCTTTGATATACCAGCCCAGAAACCAAAAAACTAAATAAAATAATATTAGTCCTTCTAATAATTTAAATAATCCCATTAATGTTTTCATAACCTTTTATTTTTATTTTAAATATACGAAAAGGAATTTAGTAAGCCAAATTTATAAATCCCCATATATATTAAACTTCTTAGTAGGAGTTGGAACCATATCTTCAGTTGTAATTACATATATTTCTCCTTTAAATGGAGCTAATCTAAACTCATATGGTTTTTGAGTGATTTGAAAGTATGCTTCTAATGTTTCAGTTAATGAAAGATATTCTGTTGTTTCGTCATGAGTTAAACACCATGTATCTCCTTTACCTTTGATTCGTGTGGCTATTAGAATATTTTTTTCGATAGTTGTTTTTTTCATTTATCTGTTCATTAATGTAAGGCGATATATCTTTTAAAGACATGTTTAAAAATTCTCCATTATTTTCTAATTCAATATAGAATATAGATGTGTTAGGAACAAAATTTATGTTAGTTATTTGATATCGTGTTTCTTCAATTTCAATTACTTTACCTAAAAGATATATCGCGTCTCTCATTATTAATACATTCCGCCCATTCCTGGGATTTCGTTGGTGTCTTTTTTATTATTATCAATTTCTACTACAGCGGCTTCAGTTAATAAAACTGTACCTGCTACTGAAGCTGCGTTTTCAATTGCATTACGTGTTACTTTAGCTGGATCTATAATGCCTGCTTCTTTCATATTAACATATGTTTCTGTTTTGATATTATATCCCACCCAATTGTCATCTCCACCTAATCTGTTAATTAATCCATAACATTCACCTTCTGAATATCCAGCGTTAGTTAGAATTTTCATAAACGGTGACGCACAAGCTTTGTAAACAATATTTTTACCAATATACATATCAGAATTTAGTTCTATTCTTGATTTAGTTATAGCTTCTCTAGCATATAAAAGTGCGGCTCCACCTCCAGGTACAATTCCTTCTTCAATAGCTGCTTTTGTAGCATGTAAAGCATCATCAACTCTATCTTTGGTTTCTTTCATTTCTAGTTCACTATTTCCACCTACATGAATAATAGCTACTCCACCAATAAATTTTGCTAAACGTTCTTGTAATTTTTCTTTTTCAAACGGAACAATTGATTTATCAATTTGATTTTGAAGTTCTTCAATACGAGACTCAATAGTTTCTTGTTTACCCTTACCATCAACAATTGTTGTTTGATCTTTAGTTACTGTAACTAAACGAGCTTTACCAAACCAATCCCAAGAAAATTTATCTAATTTCATTCCTTTTTCAGAACTAAATACTTGACCTCCAGTCATAAGTGCTATATCTTCTAAAATTAGTTTTCTACGATCACCAAAATCAGGAGCTTTAACAGCTGCTACTTTAAGTGTACCTCTAATTTTATTTACAATAAGAGTAGATAATGCTTCTCCATCAATGTCTTCAGCAATTATAAATAATGATTTACCTGTTGATGAAACACCTTCTAAAATTGGTAGTAAATCTTTTACTTGAACAAATTTCTTATCAGCAATTAAAATAAATGGATCTTCTAAAGTACAAGTCATATCGTTGTTGTTTGTAACAAAGAAATGTGATTTATATCCTCTATCAAACTGCATACCTTCTACTGTTTCAAGATATGTTTCTCCTGTTTTAGATTCTTCAATTGTTACTACACCTTCACGACCTACTTTTTTCATAGCAGTAGCAATTAATTTACCTACTTCTTCATCGTTGTTGGCTGATATTGTTGCTATTTGTTCTAATTGGTTTTCAGAAGTAATATCTTGAGAAATTTCTTCGCGTAAGCAACTTACTAATTCCTTTACTGCTGAGTCAATACCGCGTTTTATTTCAACTGCATTTGCTCCTTTATCAATGTATGATAAACCTTCATTAATGATAGCTTGTGCTAATAATGTAGAAGTAGTTGTTCCGTCACCCGCGTTATTAGCGGTTTTAATAGATGCTTGTTTAATCATTTCAACACCTAAATTTTCAATTGGATCTTCTATATTGGAAATTTGTTTAGCAACTGAAACGCCATCTTTTGTTGACCTTACTTCTCCAAATTCAGTATATATAACATTTCGACCGTTTGGCCCTAATGTAGCGGTAACCGCGTTAGCTACTTTATTTATACCATTAATGAGTTTTTTACGGGCTTCTGACCCAAATTCTATCTGTTTATTCATAACTTTATTTTAATTGTTTATAATTGCTATTACTTGATTCTCAGCTACACCCCAATATTCTTCTCCTTCATGCTCAATTTTGGTAGGACCAATTTGAGGTAAAATTACTGTTTGACCTACTTTAAGTGTAGATGATACAAATTGTCCTGTTGCTGAATAATAACCGGGGCCTACAGATACAATTGTACCTGTGAGATTTTTATCTTTTCCTAAATCAGGAATTACTATTGAGCCGTAAGTGGTTTCTTCTTCGATTTTAGGTTTAACTAAAATACTGTTAAATACTGCTTGTAATTTCATATAACTTTATTTTAAAACTTGTTTACTTGTATAAATATATTAAAAAAGTCTGGTTTCCCAAGCTTTACTTTATTTAATTCATTAAATATTTTTATTCCAGCTTACTAATAAGTAATAGCCAAATTCCTGAGCTTTGGTAGGATTAGATACTTTAAAATTATAAGAGGAATTTAATTCATCTGCAATCTTTTGTAATTCTTCCTTAGATATATTATCATAAGTTGTAAAAAATCCAGAATCTTTAGTGAAGTCATGAACATCTATTTTTACGCCTTTATTTTTAAAAGCCGATTCCATATCACTCCTCTTAACAAAGTCATTGTTTAATATAGATCCTGGTCTGTTTATTTTCATTTCTTTAAGAATTTCTTCTTTAAGAATTTGTTTTAGTTGTGATTTTTTCATATTATTTAATTTATTATAAATATTTATATATCAAACTTTAGTTGGTCTTCAGGAATAATTTCAGCCTCTTCAATTTTTTCTACAAAGAAATAATGTCCGTTTTTTCTTAAAACACCATCTGCTTTGATGTCTTCTTTATAAGAATGTACAAATTCTTCTTTAATGGATGATTCTTTTAATATTCTTTTAATAATATATAATGAATCTTCCCAATTTATTATTTGTTTTACAATATTAAACATCTTTTTTTACAATATAGTACACACATGTTGTGTTAGTTGATTCAAATTCTAATTTAATTAAACCTCCAGCATTTATAAATACTTTAGCTTTAGTAGCATCCTTATTAACAGATAGTATTTCTTTTAATAAGTCTGAGTTAAAGCTTAAATTTAAGTCAGGTACAATGTTATTAACAACAACGTTTTTTAACATATATGATACTTTATTTGCATATTCAATATCACCACCAAATATTAATTCAAGTTCAAAATTTCCTTCTAAACTTGTAATTAGTTTTATTAATACTGTTGTACTTTCAGGTAAAGCAGATTTGGCTTTTATTAAAGCGGTAATTGTATCAATTGTTAATTCTGCTGTTAAATCATATTCTTCTGATCCATTATATGTTCCTGTTTTTGGGACAGTTAAAAGATCAGCTAAAGTATAATTAACATTAAATTGATTGTCATTTATAATAAGTTTAGTAAATGTTTTACCACTCTTAATATAGTCTAAATATAAATCACCATTAGTAATATTTAGTAATTTAAGTAATTGAGTAGTATTACTAATACCAATAGAGGAGTCAGGTAAAGTAAAATTATCATATTTAATCTCACCTATCATTTCTCTTGTTTGAGAAGTAAATTTAACAGATAATAATTTATCTTTAATATCCCACTTAACAGATTCTACATTTCCGTTAAGATAGTACTTGTTTATAAAATTTTGTAGATTATTTTTATTTATCATAACTTTTTATTTACTTAAATATAAAAAAAAGAGTTTGATTTTCAAAACTATAATAAAGAAGGAATATCTTGTAAGTTGTTCGCTAACTTTACATATATTTGAGTTGATTTGATATCTTTGTGGCCTAACAATTTTTGAATTTTATTTAAATCTACTTTTTGTTCATATAGGTGTGTTGCATAACAATGTCTTAATAGGTGTGGGTGAAAATCATCTCCAAAGTGTTTTTTTATTATCTTTTGAATAGATCCTTCTGAGTATTTTGGGGTGTTTTGTCCTTCAAATATGTATTCTTTGGGATGATATTTAGTAATATATTCTGTTATTAATTCTACAACGTTTTGACTTATAGGAACAAATCTATCTTTTGATCCTTTTCCCTGGACTATTTTTATTAAGTTTTGTTCTTTAATAATATGTTCCAATTTTAAATTAATTATCTCATTTAAACGTAAACCACATCCATATATTACACTACATATAGTTTTGTGTTTTAGGTTAGAAATTTTACTTAATCTAGATTTGATTTCATTTTGAGACATCAATGTTGGAAGATATTCTTTTTTCTTTGATCTAACAAATTTGTGTTTGAAATTTTTTCTTTTTAAAATATCTATATATAAACATTTTAAAGCTGATATTACTTGATTTTGTTTTGAACGGCTGGAATCTTCAAATTTATTAAGATATTGTTGAATATCATTTGTGTTGATCTGATATGGGTTTTTATTTAATATAAATAGTTCTATTTCTTTCAGATAACAATTCACTGTCTGTTGAGAATTATATTTTTTTGTTAAGAAATTTTTACAAATTTCAATAAATTTTGTATTTTTATTCATGTAATATATTAATTATTAATAATCTAAAACGGGTGACATATACCCAACCGTTATGCCCAATTTTTAATAGCACTTGCTACAGTCAGCCAATACCATTTTTTACTATCAATCGAGCTAACTTTATCTTTGTCATAATACGGCAAAGCATTTATATCCTTAATCAAGTCATTTGCATATCCAATAGCTGTTTTTTCAGCATACTCTTTGCCGTATTTTTTTATCATAAGGTAGGCTTCCTTTTCCACTTCTTGAATAAAACTGGGCATAACAGCACCTATATTCAATTGCGGGTTTTCTGCTTCATTCAAATTTTCGTTTTCTAACATAATTTTGTGGTTATTTAAAGTTTTCGTTTTCAAAATCCGCAACTAAATATAGCTGCGAAACGTTAGTTGTAATTTTACTCAATCCCATTCTGTTTAAGATATTCGTTGAACATACCTTGTAATGTGAAAAACGAGTTCATTAGTGTTTCGTGATTACTATCACTAATATTTGTCATTATTTTAGTTGCATTAATATTAGACATTACAAGGTATGCCTGTTTATTAATATCTTCTCTACAAATAGAACTACAACTAACATCAGATATATGTAATTTTTTATCTGTATCGTTAAGTTCAGTGTTCTTATTATCTTTATTCATATCTTTTAAGTTTTGTGTTTCAATCTAAGAAAAAACTACATATATCTGTAATCGTTAGGTGCAATGCTATTACGCTCCGAAACATGGTTGAGAATTTTGAAGAAAAGCAAGTAGCTTTGGTATATCCTTCTCATCGAACTCGCACTCTAATCTAATTCGTTTCGCTCTGAAACCTATTGGTATATGCGAGAGTTCTTCCATATCTTTCGGATAGCATACTCTTTCAATAGATTGTTTTAGTTGCTTTCCTTCAAAATCTTGTCTTTCAATAATTGTTACTTTCATTTTATTTGAGTTTGTGAGAAGCACTGCACCTAACAAGGTATTGCCAAAAGCAGGGCATTCTCGGTTAAACAATCGTTTGTAATTCTATTGGGAATTTGTGCAAGGTTGAAACTTTTGTCTTTGAAATCCCTGCCTTCGGCAATACCCGAACCGTTAGGCGTAATGCCGAACCCTGCTCAAAGCAGAAATTCCGTGACAACTAACACCTGTGTATCCTTTCAGTTGGATTGCAGCAGCTTTATAAGCCCAATTCAAATCCAATATTTCTGCTTCTATCCAATCGCTTTCTTCCTTTGGTTCAATCTTATAAGTAAACCATACCTTTTCGCCCTTATTCAACGAATAATCTAAGGCACTACGCCTAACAGCACCTAAATCGCTATTGGCGGTTTCTTTTAAAATCAAGTTTTCGTGTTCCATATTTACTTTATTTTTAAGTTCATAATTTCGTATTACAAATCGCCAACAGCGTTTAGCTGCGGCACGTTAGCTGCAAGGCAAGAAACTAATCCGCCAAGAGCCAATCTTTAAGGCTTTTTTATATCCGTTCCTTTCGGAAAAATACATTCTATGTCGTGATGTGTCTTTCCAATGTAATCCAACACCAAAAAGCCTAAACCATCCTAATCCAGCTACCGAGTAAAATGCCCTGCAACTAACAGCACCTAAACAAGATGGCTGGTTATCGTTTTCTAATGAAGTTTTTTCTGTGTTCATAATTTTGTGTTTTTAATTAAGTTTTGTGGTGGAATACGCCACCTCGTTTAGCTGCAAAACGTTATAAGTAATTTAACTCTATTTCTTCCTTAACAGCTTCTATCGGTATATTGATGTCAGTAAAAGCGTTTACAATCTTGGTTATATCTTCAAGAGTTAAACTACTTATAACATCAGATATACGCAATTCTTTTTCTGCATTTTCCGAAGTTTTGTCTGTATTATTTAAGTTTTTCATATCTATTTAATTTTGTGTTAGAACTGCGTATATCTGTGTCCGTTATATGCCATTGCGAACACCCTCACCTAACAACTTTACTTCTCCCGCATCGTCTATTAGCTCCCAATAATTATTTACTATTTGAAGTAATGCGTGTTTTTCGCTAATTGCTTTTACTTCAATCATTCTTTTTCCAATTTCAAATCCGTAGCAACGGCTTATAACAGCAGGTTGCTTCAATGGCTTAGTTTCGTTCTTTTTTGACATATTTTCGTTTATTTAAAGTTTGTAATCCTAATTGATTTTATCGGTTAAGGTCGCCACTAAAGCAACCTGCAAAACGTTAGCGGTCATTGCCTTTCCAACGCCAATACTCCTCATTAGCTGTAATACGCGCAGCTTCATCAAATGGATATTTTTTCATTTCTTCCGAGCGTTCACGCATATATTTATATCCTGCAACAAAAGCTGCACGTTCTCTCTTTTCACATTCTGCCAACGGCAACGAACCGCTAACAAATAATTGGCGTAATGCCTTTAGTTTTTCAATCAAATATTTTTTCATAATTATTAAGTTTTGTGTTTCAAATTTACTTTTCGTTTGGCACTACGCCAATTATCAACCGTTATAAGTAATAAAATTAAACATCTTGAATAAATACCAAATCATCCGAGTGATAAATCTTTCCATCTTCAACACCAATCCAATGTCCTGCTGGTATTCCAAATTCAAAACTCTTTGCCATCTTTACATAAAAAGATTTATCACCATTTTTCAATCTAACTAACTTTATCATAATGTTTAATTTTACGTACTTATAACAAGGTATATGTGAAATACCTCATAAAGTTTCTACTAATTATTTAAGTCCTGTGGTAAGGTACTTCACATATACCCAACCGTTAGGCTCAATTAAATTATTGTTTTGTGTTTTTTATGACAGCCCCTAGAAATACTTTTCTAGTCCCATAATGTTGAACACCATCAATCCATCCACATTTATAAGTTTCGTCCTCAAATATGAAATCAATATCACCATCATATTTTTCCTTGATTAGTTCAACAATATCTTCTTTTGTTAATTTTATTTGTGTTGTAATTTCCATAATTTATATTTTTTAAAGGTAAAACAATAATTTAACTAAACCTAACAAATGATAAACAACATTAAAACGATTGTTTATCATCGGACGTTATAGGTAATAAAATTTAAAACCAAACATCGGTAGGTTTATAAATCTTAATTGCTTCTATAAGTTCATCTATTGTATTTAATTTGATAACAACATTTGCTTGATGTGTTGTTGTTATATCAGATTCATCAGCTCTTCTACATATACCAAGAACATCAATATAATCTAATATTCCTGTATTGTAAGTAGTATTACATACGATTGTTTGTCCTTTACATTTATCACTGCCATTTATTTTTGCAAATGTTGTTAATGGAATTTGTAATGTTATCATAGTTTTAAATTTTACATACCTATAACAAAGTGTATAAGTAATGTGGCTAAATAAGTTTATTTTTAAGTCGAAAGTATGTGCAAAGCCACACTACTCATACACTCGACCGTTATATGAAATATTTTAGGGGCGCACACTTGTAGCATTTAATCTACGACTTACCTCTCTTGTTTCTGGTCAGTTTTCAGTTAGCCCTACTCACAGAAGTTAGCAAAACAAGTGAAGGGTGTGCCTTATCTGATGGTTTTCCCACGCCCCTAAAATACATCATATAACATCGTGTATGCGTAAGGCTTGCTTTACCTTTTCAATATACTCTGTCAAATTACAGTCTTGCTGTTTAACGCCTTTTTCGTAAACTTCAAACAGTAGTTTTTCTAATTTCTTGTCTTGTTTTTTGTTCTTCATTCTAATTAAATTTATCGTTAATAATTCGCCCTACGCATACACGAGAACCGTTATAAGTAATAAAATAAAAATTATGAGTTTTCATTATATAATTCAACCGCATATCCATAAGTAATTCCAAGTACAGTTCTTATTTTTTCAATAATAAAATATTTGTCTTTGTTTATGTTTTCTTTTATTATTTCAACGACTCTTTCTTTTTGATACCTTTTTATATTTTCCCAACTATCCATATTGTATAATTTTTGTTTTACATACTTATAACAGCGTATAAAAAACATTAAAACGATTTTTTATACGCAAAACGTTAGCATTCATTGCTTAGTGAACAAATCTAAGTTTGCATCTATCCACTTTCTGAATGCTTTTCTACTTTCTTCTGCTTTTTTGTGGTCTTGTTTATCAATTAGGTTATATTCCGTATCATACCAGTATTTTGCAAGTGCTTCCTCTATTCTATCACGCAACGAAATGCTAACATCAGCTATATTTAATTGCTGGCTCTGCGGGTTATCTGAGTTCTGTTCTTTGTTCATAATTTATTGTAATTTGATAGTTTAGTATTTCAAAATCAGCAACTAAACATAGCTGTAATAGTTATACTCAATTAAAAAATTATTTTGATTTGTTAATTAATTTGTAATATTCATAAGTATTCTTATTTGAACCGAATAATCTAAACCAAAACATATCTACTTCAATCGTCTCTATCTCACCATCGAGATTACCATCTATGTTTGGTGGTGTTTTAACTTCAATTATATGTTTTGGTGATTGTAATATAGCCTTTTCAATTTCCTCTAATGTAAATGTTGTTTTCATATTTTTTAATTTGTAAAATAATTTTTTAACTAAGTATAACAAAGAATATGTGTCATTAAAACGAACACATATTCTCAGTCGTTAGCTTCAATTATTCCAAGAATGCAACTTCTCAGCTTCGTATTTAGATTTACTAATCAGTATTGGTGTCCATCTACCTTTGTTTCTTAAAGCAAGTTCTTCGCTCCAAATATGTACGCTTTCAAACCTATCATCCATCTGAACATAATTTCCGTATAATTCTTGGAATAACTGGAAGCTAACAGCACCTAAACAAGATGGCTGGCTTTCGTTTTCTAATGAAGTTTTGTCTGTACTCATACTTTTGTGTTTTTAATTAAGTTTTGTGGTGGAATACGCCACCTCGTTTAGCTGCAAAACGTTATAGGTAATTAATCAAACGTAACCTCTTGACCATCGGATTTATTAACGAACTTGCAAAGTTTCTTTAAATCTTCGCTTGGATTTTCAAATCCTAATTGTAGGTTTTTAAGAATTGTAATCAAATCCTCTTGGGTTTTAACCTTATCCCAATCAATAACATAATGTTGTAATAAATACATAAATTTAAGTTTTAACTGCCTATAACAGCGTATATACGAGATACGCAAGCATCTGTTTATAATTTAAAATTTCGTTAAGGCGTACCTCGTATATACGCAAAACGTTATGTGCAAGGCTATAATCCGTACTTTGAAGTAAAAGCAACCTTGCCATTATCTATCCACTCATCAATGAGGTCGCTAACATCATTGATGTATTGTTCATCTTTACCTTCTAATTTGGTTGCTTTTAAGTTCTCCCAAAATTCACCCCTAAATTCATCCATATTGTTCATGTAGTAAACAACAATTTCAAGTTTCTCTTTTAAATTTTCCATTTCGTTTAAAAATTAAATTTAGTGCTGATAAACCGCCCAGCACATAACAGCGGTTTGGCAAAAGTTGCCATTGAAATTTGTGCGAACTTTGAACTTTCCGTTAGGCAGCCTTCGCCAAGCCGCCAAACGTTATAAGTAATAAAATAAACTATTTTATTCTGTTTATTTTTATAATAAATATTTTAGTGAAAATCACCCAAACCATAAATAAAGTTGCAGATGAAACTAAAATATTTATCAATAATTGTTTTATACTGAATCCAAAGTGTGATAAAAACCACCACCCACCAATAGAACTACCTATCGTTAAAAATAAACAGAATAAAATGAATAGTACATATAATATACCACCCAATGTTATTTTACCTTCAATTTTCATATCTAATTATTATTTAGTTTGTTTTACATACTTATAACAAATGATAAACAACATTAAAACGATTGTTTATCATCGGACGTTATGTTAATCCTAGTATTCTAAGGCTTTTTGTATAACTATAATAACTTATTGATTTTTCAGGTGTATCTAAATATTCGTAATACCAATCCACAATAGTTCCCTTTGGCTGTTTTGAATTGACATCCCAGACAATATCATTAAAATTAAAATAGAAATCATTACAATAAGCAATTCCACCTACTATATTACCTACCCAACCATTAAAATTCATTTTTTGTTTTTTACAGAATTTTGTTATATATCCATTACAGACAAATTCATAATGTTTTTTTAATTTGTTAAGTTTTATAGTTCCCAAAACCTATTTTTTAATTTATTTAAATATACAAAAAAAAGCTTGGGTGGCCAAGCTTTTAATTTAAGATTTTTTGTAAAAATATAGTTATGTAGGAGTATTACCAAGCAATATAGAGAGAGCGTTAAAATTTTTCAAATCATTAAGCGGCCCGTTTGGTTTTTCTTGAGCATTTTTTAAATTATTTAAATCGTTTTGAAATATTACTTTATTATCATCACACCATTCCCATGCTTCTCTATAATACTCAGAATCAGTTAGTTTAGTATTTTCAGCTGAATTGGTTGTTTGTTTGACTTGAATATCAACGTTATTTAGATCTAAGATTTTAACAGTATTTGAACTTAAATTTTGATTTATTCTTTCTTCAGATTTTTTAGCTCGATAAGAAATAACAACAGCAAGCTGCTCAGGGGTTGGTTCTTCACAAAATACCCACTGTGGCGATACTTCTCGACCAGTTATGTTGTTTTGTTTAACAACATAATAAGCTTTATCACCAATGTAATCTTCTTTTGCGTCTGGGTCTTGACTATTAGTGATATTAGCTGATTTAATATTAAAAATCATATTTAATTCTACACTAGAGTCTTTTTTACATGAAGATCCTAATGCGGCTGCAGCTAGAGCGGCACTAGCAACTTTTTTTGCTAGGTTTTCATTAGTTTTACTTTCATCATATTTATTTAGCTGTTGTTCTGTTAGTAACCCTGCTAGCTTTTGCATACGACGAAATTCTTCAGATAATATTAGTTTAGGCATGTTTTTATTATAAATATATATTTTTTAACTAAACGCAAAAAATTTCTTAATGTTAGGATTTAGACTTGGAAATTCCCAAGATAAATCTTTATAAAGTTCTTTTAATTTATTTAATAATAATGACTCAAATATTTCATCCACATCAATGTATGTTTTAACAAATTCTTCTATCTCAGGAGGTACTGAAGCGTTTGGTAAACCTATTGTTTCTAATTTATAAGGATTTTGTTTTAGATTAATAATAAATATTTTATCACCTTCAATAACTGATTCATATTTAGTGTCTAATTTTTTAAACTTAAGTAAATCATTATAACGTACAGCAGCTTTTGTATTGGCTGGTGCTTTTAATCTAAACGAAGAAAATATCTCACCTGCTCTAACTGGTATTCGATATGCTGATATTTGTTTTACTCCAGTTGGTTTACCTAATGTTTTGGGATCTAATGTTTTTAATGTTTTATAAAATTCAACTATATTGTTATCTATTTCGGATTTAAGTTTGCCAAATAATATATCTTTGATTAGTTGTTCACCAAACTCTTTAAATAATTTATTCATGTTAGACTTCATTAATTCAAGTCCTTTCGTATCAATAACATCTATTCTTTGGCCTTCTCTATCTACCAAATATTGAGCGTATCTTCGTTTACCTGTCCATAATGCTTTTTTTACAATATATTCTGGTTTTAGGTCAAAATAATGTTCATTACAATTTAATAATTTTTTTGCTATTACTGATTGATAGTTGTTAAGTTTTTCTCCTATTTCTTTTTGAAGGGGTTTTATCTTTTCTAAAACTTCTTCAGTATTATTTAGATCTAAATCTGGGTATTTTTTTCTTAAAATAGGTTCTAAACATATAAATGTAGAATCAGTATCCGATGCTACCGAGTG